CCTTTCTAAGGGGACCTGCTGACCTTAGCCAGCAGCTCGATGAGCCTGCTATTATCTTCAAAGAAAATAATAGGTAAATCTATGCCGTTAACTATCTCTAACTCTGATCACGTATCACTACGGTCAGGTTATTCTGGACCTTGTGATGGACGTACTTCTAGTACGTATTATTTAACAGTTAAAACTGTTCAATCCAACGAGGTTCAGCACCGAAGTAAACCTTTATTGTTAAAGGCGTCTCAAACTAATTCTGCTAAGCAGTTTACTATTGAGCGTCATGAAACAGTATTGAGTTACGACGGGATACCGGTAGGTAACAAAGGTTCTTACGTGTGTGGTGTCGGTGGAGCATTTTATGCATCCGCTGAAATTCCATTTTTTGGCATTACAATACCTAGTGTTCCAACTAACCTTAATTGGCAGTTAGACGCTAGACTTAAAATAATGTCCGAACACGTAAATCTTGGGAGTACATTAATTGAGTTTGATGAAACGGCAAAAATGTTTCATAAACTATTTAAGACTCTCTTTTTTAAGTTTAAAAGATATCTCAAAGGGTTACCAAAGAAACAACGTAATAAAGTGACGCTTGATACTTTAAGCGGATCAATATTATATTATAACTTTGGTATTGCCCCTCTTGTTGATGATCTTATTGAAGCTTATTTTAGCCTCGCGGCTAGACTTGAGTTACCGATATACAGGAGACTTTACGTTAAAAAGGTTTTTAGCCTTGATGATGTGTTTGAATCCGAGTCGTTTTCAACGACTATTGGTACCTTCTCCCAAGTTACAAAAGGAATGGTAGAGCAAAAAGTTGGTATTGATTTACTGATGGAGCCACGTCCTGTGGTTATATCAGGAATTACTATTAATAATATGCCTGCTCTCCTTTGGGAGCGTGTTGCATTTTCATTTATATTAGACCAAATTATTCCTATTGGTCAAACTCTTCAATCACTCGATGCTATGCATTATGTGAAAGAAGCTTATGTAAGTGAAACAACGCGTGTTAAGTATGATATATCTGCTAAGCCGAATTTAAATGGCACTGGCACATATCGTTATACTGGCGCTGGGGGTGCTTCTAGTTATGCGTATAAAAGTCATGAAAGAAAAATATTGACTCAAATACCATTACCTAGAATACCAACTTACAAACCTAGTAGCAGCCTTAAAGCTGTTATGAATGACCTCGCGGTCCTTCATGTAATTAGGAAACGTTAATTTTTATATCTTATAAAGATTATCCTTTTAAAAATTATGACCCATTTTGGGTACTCTACGGAGAAACATCATGCCAAGTGCATCAAATATTTCAATAAATGATCAGTTAGCAGTCGCTCAGGTTTTTACGCCAGAAACTGTTAACCCTAGTCAAACTGTCTTAAAGCGCTCTAATGGCACTACGCTATTAGGTGTTGAAAAGATTATCTTTTCATACACACCAGGAACTGTTAAAAAACAGTCAACTCTGGTTAGTGTTAGACTGAACACTCCGATTGAATCTACTGATTCTAACGGAAACGTTTCAGTTAAAGACACATTAAGATTTGAAGGTGTTTTCATGATTCCGCTTAACACTACAGAAGATCAGCGATTACGTTATACAGCTATGGTTCAAAACCTAGTTGCAAACTCTATTACTGAGTCTTATGTTGTTGACGCGGATCCAATGTATTAATGGATGATTATATCTTCCTTTACATGTTGGAAAAAATTATGAATGAAATAGTAGATTTACTATTTTCATTATTCACCTAATATATATCTAGGGAAAACGTTTATGGCTATTAATTCTGTTAAGCCTAATGGCTCTAAGTTAGACTTAGAGTTAACTACTACACTTAAGTTATGTAAGTCGGTTAATACTCCTCGTAGTATTGCCGTTTTCATGTTATTAGATAATGCTCAATATGAGGATTATTTAAACCTTGAACTTACGGCAGATAATTATTTGGAAAATCAGCATAATAAATTTGCTGACGACTATTTAGTTACATCTGTGTTAGCTAAAAGCATTAATCTTCCTCTTAATATTGATCGTAAGGCTGTTAGCCTTGCGAAATTTAGAGAGGCTGAAGAAATGTGTAAAGCTACTAATTTAAGACTAAGTTGTCTTACATCTCATGAAGAGCCTTCGTTTGTTAACGAAGTGCGTCGTATGATTGGAAGAATTCTTGGTCCGTTAAATTCAAACGCCCTCAATTTTATTGAGAAGTCTATGAAATTTGGACCAGGAGCAACTACAGTAACGCGTGGTAAGGGTACATGTCTATCTGAGAATTTTGATTCAAGAATAGAACTAACCCAAGAACTTTATCCGTACGCCCGTAGTATTATGGGCGAGCAATGGTCGAACTCTATAAAGGAGTTCGATATTGTACCGGGTAGTAAGTTCACAACTGTTTCCAAAAATGCAAAGACTGATCGTGGTATTTGTACCGAACCACCATTGAATATGTTTTGTCAATTGGGGGTTGGTGCATTTATCCGTAAACGTTTACGTATTTTTGGTCTTGATCTTAAAAAGGGGCAATCGTTAAATGGCCAATTGGCCGGTTTAGCGAAAAAACTTAATCTCTGCACTATAGATTTATCTATGGCTAGCGATACGATAGCCTATCAGGTTATCAAATTGCTTATTGCAGATGATTGGTTTAAGCTTCTTTGTACTTTTAGGTCTCCCTGTTGCTTTGTTGATGGCGAGTTTATCTCATTAGAGAAATTCTCATCAATGGGTAATGGATTCACATTTGAACTAGAAACTTTGGTTTTTTATTCCATTGTTCTTATTTCATGTGATACTGACCGTTGGCACCATGTTGCTACTTATGGGGACGATATTATATGTCCTCAAGAGCATTCTGGTGAAGTAATCAAGAACCTAGAGTTTTTAGGCTTTAGTGTTAACAACGACAAAAGCTTCCTGGCAGGAAACTTTTTCGAATCGTGCGGACAAGATTACTTTAATGGTATCGATGTTCGACCCTTCTTTTTGCGTCAAAAGAAAAAATCACATTTGCCATATCCCCTACAGATTGCTAACCTAATAAGGTTATACTCTCATTCTAGGGGGGCAGGATTTTATTGCGATGCAAAATTTAAATCTGTCTGGTTGGATACTTTTAAACTTATTCCAAAATTTTGGAAAGTAAGAGTGCCAGCGATCTTTGGTGATCAAGGTGTTATCTCATCTCGTATAGAATATGAGAGTGTTAACGGTCCTTGTGCAAATCAAAGATTAACAGATGGTCTTGAGGGATTTAAAATTAAGATCTTATTGGCGTCTCCTGTGAAACATTATAATAGTACATTTTCTGTACTAATGATGAAGTTATTTGAGGCAAAAAATCTTACTCAAACTAATCTTAACTTAGATCTTGGTCACGTTCAACGTGATTTTTATCGAAATAAAGAAGTAGTTAGGGGATTTCTTGGTTTACCACGTACTAAAACGTCCACTTATTTAGAGTGGACAGTGGGTTTTGAGTGGCATACAGTTAGTTTGAGTTCTGATACTCGACTAACACCGTAGATTTTATTTACGGTTGAAAGTGTCATATTTTTAACTTATCCCCAACTGGGGTGG